ATTACGTCTTACAGAAATTTGTAATTCTATTAAATCTAAGGAAGAAGTGAGTCTAGAAGACCGAATATGGGCTATGAAGTTAATAGAAGTTAACAAATCAGCAGCAAGTATTGCAAATGGTATCAGCGAATACAAACATACTTGACTATATAGTATGTACGTGTTAGTATTAACACACATCGTTCATCTCCATAGGGAGACGCAAGTAAGCCGACGTGGGAACGCATCGTTCATCCCTTAGGGGACGAAAACGCCGACTAAAGGAACGGATTAAAACCCCAACTACTTTAGGAGTAAATCCAATGGCAAAAGTCACTTACCGTGGACACCAGTATGATACTGAAGAGTATCGTCAGGCTCTAATAACAGAGCATCAGCAAACAAGAAATCATGATCTAATGTATCGTGGTCTTAAGGTTTCAAAACCAGTTGCTGCATAGGTCCAGAACATAACTTTAATAAGCAGGGGTTTACACTCCTGCTTTTTTAATATATAATTATAATTGAAAGGAATTTGATGGCACTTCACATGAGAGAACAATTGATTAGGGCAGTCCTTGCTCATGCTCATGGAGAGATAGAAAAACATAAGGCAAATGTAAATGTTTATCTTGAACATCCTGTAGGTATAGGAGAGCATTCAGATATAACTGAGGCAATAGGATGTGAGTTGGATAAGATAGCAAGGTATCATGATCAAGTAGAAGTGATTGAAAAATATTTTAAGTAAATGAATAAAGGAAAATTTAAAGTTCTGGTACAAGCTCTTAAAGAGATTGTAGAAGAGTTAGAGTCTGAGATTTATGCAGATTCAGAGGCTGAGAATGGGGTTCCTGCATTCTCTCCTCCACCTGATGATTATGATGAGGTATTTAATGAATAGTCAAATTAAATTAGTTAGTGTAACCCCAGATGCTGAAAAGCTAATGGCATATGTTGCTCGTGTTTCTAACCCCAAGAACCAAGACAACGATAAGTTTGCAGGGTTACTTAAGTATTGTATCAATCACGGTCACTGGAGCGTCTTTGAGCAAGCATTCATGTCCGTTGAGATCAATACTACCAGAGGACTTGCTGCACAGATATTAAGACATAGAAGTTTTACCTACCAAGAGTTTTCTCAGAGGTATGCTGATAGTAGTTTACTTGGTGATAGTATTCCTCTACCAGAACTTCGGAGACAGGATGATAAGAATCGTCAGAATAGTATTGATGATGTGGATCGGTTTGTCAAACAAGATTTTGAACTAAAGATGCAAAGACATTTTGGGGATGGGATGAAATTATATAAGGAGATGTTAGATGCAGGAATAGCAAAAGAGTGTGCTCGGTTTGTACTACCTCTTGCTACTCCCACCCGCCTCTATATGACTGGTTCAGTAAGGTCTTGGATACATTATATTAATCTTAGATCTGCACATGGAACCCAGAAGGAGCATATGGATGTAGCAGAAGGAGTTCGTTCTATTTTTAAAGAGCAATTTCCTACTGTTGCGGAAGCTCTTGACTGGATTTCCTAAATAATCGTAAACCCTATTAAGATTTGTATGGCTACTTACCCTGTTGTTAATTCAGAAACTGGTGAACAGAAAGAAATTATGATGAGTGTTCATGATTGGGATCAGTGGTGTACTGATAATCCTGATTGGTCTCGTGATTATTCTGATCCCTCCAGTATGCCTCTGATGGGAGTTGAACTTGGTGAATGGAGAGATAAACTTGTCAATAAGAATCCTGGATGGGGGGACATCCTCAAGAGTGCTGAAAAATCAGGAGGTATTTCTGGAAGATTAGCCCGCACCAGAAATATTGGTACAACTGAGACGGAGGCAATGTCGGATTAATATGGCAAGAAAAAAGAAAGCAGATCAACCTATAGGTGTAGGATTAACATCTAAGCAGATGAAAAGAAAGAAACCAATTAATACTGATATGATGAGGGACATTGAACCCCTCACCGATAATCAGAAAAAACTATTTGAGTCTTATAAGAAAGGAAAGAATCTGGTTGCCTATGGTGCAGCAGGAACTGGTAAGACTTTTATTACCCTTTACAATGCTCTTCAAGAGGTGCTTGACCCAAGTACTCCTTATGATAAAATTTACATCGTAAGATCTCTTGTAGCAACCAGAGAGATTGGTTTCCTACCAGGAGATCATGAAGATAAGTCATCACTTTATCAGATTCCTTATAAGAATATGGTGAAGTATATGTTTGAGATGCCAAGCGATGCAGATTTTCAGATGCTCTATGGCAATCTGAAGGGTCAAGATACTATTGACTTCTGGAGTACTTCCTTTATTAGGGGAACAACTTTAGATAGGGCTATCATTATAGTAGATGAATTCCAGAACTTGAATTATCATGAATTAGATAGTATAATAACAAGGATCGGTACAGACACAAAAATAATGTTCTGTGGTGATGCTACGCAGACTGATTTGATTAAGCAAAATGAGAGGAATGGTATTCATGATTTCATGCAGATCCTTCGCATTATGCCATCAGTTGACATCATTGAATTTGGTGTTGAAGATATTGTAAGATCAGGATTGTGTAAAGAATATCTATTAGCAAAACTGGAACTTAATTTATGACCTTTACTCATTGTAATTTCTTAGGTGATCTTGAATTAGAAAAAAAAGAAACTCCTGGATGCCGCCTCTATCATCTTCCTGATGGTCAGTGGGTTCCTTCTATCACGTCTGTAACTTCTTTTTACAATCGTGATATTTTTATTAAGTGGAGAAAAAGAATAGGTATAGAAGAAGCAAATAAAATTACAAAGAAAGCCACTGCTCGTGGTACTGATTATCATGAAGCAGCACAGGCATATCTAGAGAACAAAGAACTTAATTGGGATGACTATAGACCAGCAACCCAGTTTATGTTTCATCATAGTAAACCATATCTGGACAAGATAAATAACATACACGCTATAGAAAGAACACTTTACTCTGAGTATCTTGGTCTTGCAGGTAGAGTGGACTGTATAGCAGAATATGAAGGCGAATTAGCAGTAATAGACTTTAAGACTTCAGAGAAGATTAAACCTGAGAAGTGGTTGGAAAACTATTTCGTTCAGGAGACCTTTTACGCAGCAGCTTATTACGAACTAACTGAAATCCCTGTTAAAAAACTTATCACCATCATGGTAACACCTAGTGGTGAGGTAAAGGTATTTGACAAAAGGAACAAATCCGATTATATTAAACTTCTAGTTCGTTATATCAAAGAATTTGTACATCACAATACTAGGTCCCAGAATGGAGAATGAACTAGAGAAGGCACTCGAAAATAAATTTTTCTGTCCGTCTAGGTTCGCACAGGAGATAGAATCTTTGGTCCATGAAAATGGTAACTTAAATTACATTGATGCTATCATTCATTTCTGTGAACAGAATAGTATTGATTTGGAGTCTGTTCCTAAACTTATATCTAAACCTCTTAAGGAGAAGATAAAGTACGAGGCCCAGGAGTTAAATTTTTTAAAGCGAACTAGCCGTGCGAAATTGGTTTTTTAATTCCAAAAAAGTCGGAAAAAATACTCCAAGCTTTTTTTGCCCTATTACTTTTTTTAAATAAAGAAAATGAACTTACATGAACAAATCCTAGAGTCTTTTAACTCTTATATTGCAGAATCTGAATCTTTTGATGATAAGGGTGTTAAGGTGGCAGGTACCAGAGCACGTAAAGCTCTTGGTGAATTAACTAAACTTGCAAAGGCAAGACGTGCAGAAATTCAGGAAAAGAAAAATAATGGATAATGCCTAGAATGAATACACAGACTAAGTTAGTCTTTGCTCTAGAGCACATTGCTCATTTATATGATCTTATAGAAGATAATGAGTGGCAAGAATACTTGACAGGATCATTATCTAAATTAGAATTTGAAATTGAACGTCAACTCGCCAATGAATTACATAAAAAGAATCCCCAATTGGGGGAAAGAGTACCAGGAGATAACAACAAGGACGTTATTAAAGAGGGAATTGGAGTTATTGGACGGATCAAAGATTAGATCCCATGAGGGAATCATCTATGGTGCCATGTATGCCCATTGGAAAGAATTGATAGAGAATGAAGAATGATGCCTTTTGATGCCTATCGTTGTTATCTCGCTCTAAAGAACCATTTCACCAAGGAACATTACGATTATATCA